ATAAAGCTTTACCTGCATTCGATACAATGTCTGTGATATTTCCAAAAACAACTCCTAAAGCTGAAGTTATTTCTTTAAGCTTACTAGCTCCTTCTTCTGAATCCTTAAAGTATTGTACAAGTGCACCAAAAGCTACTACAATCAATCCGATACCAGTGGCTGCAATTGCACCCTTTAAAGTTTTAAATGTAGTGATCACTTTCCTCACTCCACCCTTTAACATAGCAAATGCAGCTGATACTTTTTGTGTTTGTGCTGCAAACAGACCCTGCTCTTTAGAAGCCTTACTAAGATCAGAAGTTGTTTCTTTGATCTCTTTATTTACTTGTGAAGCGTCTGCTGTTAATTTTATTTTGTATTCTTCTGCCATATCTCCCTTTTAAATTGTTCCCACGCTTCTGTTAAACTCTCTGGATACTTAAAGCCTCCGAAAAGTATTTTATTGTCTTCTGTTTCTTTAATTCTGCCTTCATTTAAAAGCTTTATTACTTCGCTTATCATATTTTTATATTTTACTAAGTATAAATTCTGCACCATACATTTCAAATGTTGCCCGATCTGATTGCACAATTATTATTAAGTATTCACCTGGCTGCACTACATGTGGAGTTGATAACGTTAAAGTGCTATTTGTTGTACCAGCTGATCCAACGCCACCAAATGCACTTGTATTATATTGTGATTTATGAACATCAAACCTTACATTCCCACTAGCATAAGCATTTACTGCGTCCACTCTGTAACCTATTGGTAAATATACACTTGCAATTCTGTAATTTGCTCTTGAGTTATATCCAATTTGTCGTGATCCTGCTCCACCGTTAGACGTATACATCCAGTATCTTGAATCATTTCCAAAGTGGAAGTCTTGAGCATGTAAATAATATCTTAAGAGAGTTGCACTACTACTGTAACTTCTCCCAGAATTATTAGTTCCGTAAAAGATTGAATTAATTCTAGTTACAGTTAAGTCTTCTGTTGTATCATCAAAAGTAAAAGCTGCATCACCTCCAAAGCTACCACCGTCATTATATTGCACAGAATTAGTAGGTGATCCTGGAGTACCACCACCACCACCACCAGTAGCGTTAATAGTTACATCTCCAATCCCAGAAGCTGGTGAAATAGTTACATTTGTTCCTGCAATTATCTTGCTTACTGCTACTCCCCACACTGTTTGATTTTGTGCACTATTCCATCTTAAATACTCGTTATTTGCAGCTACTTTACCTAACTGTCTGATCTGCCCACCAAAATAAATATTAGGACTTAGATCCAAATTTGTTTTTATAGTAGTTGCTAGTTTATTAAATTCAATTGTTCCACCAGTAGTTCCTACATTTTCTCCTTGCTCCCACCCAATAGGTGGTTGTTGTGGCTCATTATAAGTGGTATAATTCCAGTAGCATACATTATCTACAAAAGTTAAATTTTGTGCTTCACAGCATTCTTGCGAAGGTGATACTGGTAATTGTGCTGCATTTATCCAACTAGTAGTTCCGTCAATATTACTTTGATTCCAAATAATTTTACAACCTAGAGCTTCATTATTGTCATTTAAAGCATTATTGTCAATCAACTTCAAAAGCTCAACTTTTGTAGACATATTTTTACCTAACGCGTAGCTGGATATTTTGTTTATACGGTAATAATTATCATTGATAAAAATTTTATCATTATACTTAAAGTTTGCTATATCTTCTGGTTGTAAATAAAAGTTAGCTGTTAATATTCTAGCATCTTCATTATATATATTATTTAAGTGCCTTCTCCAACATCTTGCGTATACATCTGTTGTTGGCCAAGATAAAACAAAGTAAGATTGATCGAAAGAATACTTAGTCTTAAACCTTATATCTTTATCCGTTTCCTGAACATTATCACCAGCCATTAAATAGTGATGTATAAAAGGATACTGCGTTAGCACTTGATAAGTTCCAGCTGCTTGCGACCAAAACCTATACTGTTGACAATCCTTTAGGCCTGAATAAATAAATAATTGTGGTTTACTCTGGCAAAAAACAATATCACCATTATCATATTTGTAAGCCTTTGAAACTAACATGTCATGATCTGGAAGCCTTTTACAATTGAAAGACTCAAACATTGTTTTTACTTCAAGTGTTCCCTCACCAAAATCTCCTTCAAGATCTTGCTCGTAACTATTATATATAACTTTAAACTCGTTTTGCCAGTAAGCGTTTAACGCTCCTTCTCCTTCAAGATCTTTAAAGTCTATTTTTGCTTTTCTAAACTCGTTAGTAGGTTTAATTATTACGTCTTTATTATTGTCAAGTTTATCACTCCAATCATAACTAGTGCCAGAATCGTAGTAATCTTGTGCCGGCTCTATATTAAGCTGAAAAGGCACGTCTTTATCTAAAGCAATTATTAAGTTATATCTTGAAAGAATTGAGCTTATAAAATCGACTTGTAGATCTGCCGGCATTACTTGGTTATTTACTCCTAATTCAATTGTAGATAGCTCGTTACTTATAGGAGCTGTAAACAGAGAAAATTCAGTTCCAGTATCAAATACGGTAAGCGTTGCAGCAGATGCTGTGCTCCACGTTATTTCTACATACATTTGGTCTCCTGCATTAACTATTAAATTGTTAGAGACAATCTCAACTTCTTGTACTCCGACTGTTATATCTATTATACTATTATTACTACCATTCCAGGCACCACTAAATTCATACTGGAATGAAGGATCATTGAATTTTTTAATTTTTACTGTTGAAACTATTGTTGCAAAAGATGAAATTTGAAATCTCATTTTAAGCTTAAAAGCTGTTAAGCCAGTTAAGGCTGCTGAATAATAGTAAGATGAAGTATTAAAGTTTCCATTAAGATCATAAAAGCCAGTTGAAGAATTATCTGAAAGCTGCAAAGTTGATGTTGAGCTTATAACTTGATCACCAGTTAAACCCACTTTAAAGCTATCTTGAAAAGAAGACATTACAGTTTGAAACTCTTGATTAAGCGTCATGTACTGCTTGTCAAAAAAATCTTCTGCAAAGAATGAAGAATTTACAGTATATCCAATTGAAGAAAGTATCTTTTCAAATAAAGTTCTTACTTTTATAGTAGGTTTTAATCTTGCAGGTAGTAAAGCTGTTTGTGTATTGTTTGCGTTTAATGATTCGTTTGTATATCCGTAACCATAATCAATAATTGGGTAAAGAATCTCATCTCCTGAAGCACCTGAAACATAAGATATTGCACCTGACCAACTTAAAATTTGATTATTAGCACTTAAGACGTGATTGAACTCACTAAGATCTAATTGGTTGAGCTTTCTTTCACTTAAAGATCTAGCTATGTTAGCGATCTCTCCAAAAACAACAGCCTCATAAAATTGAGTTTTATTATTTACGCTTAATAACTGAAGATAGCCTTCAAAGACTAAGTTACTATCTACATAAATTGAAGCCCTTGCTTTTATTGATGAATCAAACGTACCATCTGAAGAGTTTATGTTATAAAAATGACTAAAAAAGTCATTGTTTTCTTTTGTTTGTGGTAAGCTAAAAGATTGAGTAAAGTCTGACTTTTGTTCACCTATGTCTTGTATTTCTCTAGCTGAATAATTTCCTTTGATTGATACATCACTAATATCTAAAAAGTGAAGAGATCCAGAATTTTGTTCTTCTACTACTAACTGTACCATTTATATAAATTGTTTTAGATCGTGAGCTAATTCAAAGTTAAAATTATACTGTATAAGATCATCGTTTAATACTGTCTTATAATTCATGTTGCTCGAAGTCATAATTAAAGGTAAAACGTATTCATCTTGTATATTTTCTCCATCAATCTGACCTTCAATCACTTCTTTTTTTATTATCATCTTTATATCATTACTCATTACTAAGCCTCTGAAATAATCGTTGTAAGCTTCGTTAAGAAATCTAGTGCTAGCTGTGAAGCTGTGCATACCTTCAACTCTTTGTACTTTCCCTCTTTCAAAAGTATTTATATTATAGTCTGCTGAGTTCCAGCTTCCAGGATTTTTAGTATATTCAATAGACCTTTTAGTTCTGTCAGACTCTGTAATCTTAGTATCAAACAAATGGTAATCCCAAACACCGTATTTATTTTTCCAACATATAGTTCTTGTAGTTTTAGATGACGTAAACTTATTACAATCATGATTTATTTTGAAGCAATAAACTTTACTTCTAGCTGGGTATACCACTATTAAAACTGTTCCAGTTCCAGTACAAGGACTTGTAGCGTAAAAAACAGTTCCTATGTTATTGTCTGGTGCTCCATGTAAAGTAAAATCAGTAGTTCCTACTCCACTTATCATTGCCAAGTCTCCGGTTTTTACATCAATTGCGTCGGCTGACGTAAAAGTTCCAGTTTGCCTTACTGCTTGAATAGTGTAATAATTATCTACCGGTATAAGTTCAGCATCACCCTGATCTTGAACTAATATTTTACTTACATTCTCATAACCAGCTGCAAAAAACTTTAAAGCTTTTGATTCGTCAGAAGCTGCACTTATTGTTAAACCTGAACTAATATAAGATAAAGTAGCTCTATAATTAGAATAATCTGCAAGTGGCTCATTAATAAAAAATTTATATACAACCCCAAAGTCTTCAGTTCCTAGTTCAGTTGCATTTAATGCAGCAAACGTTCTAAACTCTCCAGCTCCTACGTCATGATACAGTCTGTTGTTATTATAATCAACAGTTGGAAGAGTAGTTAAAAACTTAGAATCTGAAGAAGCTGCTGAAAAAACAAACTTATTTACATCAAAAGTTAATTGATCGTGCCAATCATTTGCGTAGTTTATGTATACAATATTAATGTCTGCTTGACCAGATGCGTTTCTAGTTATAGTTCCTCCTGCTGTTGAAGAAAAATCTTCAAAAAACTTTAAGTTTACAGATCTAATAGTACCTTCATTATCTGAGTATAAGTAATCATTTATTACACCAGCTGAAGTAACAGTTGGCTTGTTTCGTGGTATTAAGTGAACATCACTGTATGTTATTGCAGGTGATCCAGTTGGCGTAGGCTGCGACTTTTTATTTGTAACATTAATGTAGTTTTTAACAACCCTTTCTAAGTTAAAGTGAGCTGATCCAGCGTTGTTTTTTGGCTGCACTAAAGTAGCTTTCTTAATTCCAGCAATATATATTTCTACAACAAATTTAAAGTTGAAAACTGGTGTAGTATTCGATGTGGTCTTAATAAACCAATAATTAGTTCTAGTTGCTGTTGTTGCCATTTTTAAGTTGATCTAAAGTATAGTTCATAAATTGTTCAAAGTCTAACATATAAGCTTTTTTAATTGATGCAGGTAAAGTTTTCTTGTAATGATACTCAAAAGCTCTAGTAAAAAAACCAGTGCCTTCATAACCAAATCTGTGTATTTTTCTGCTTACAAGATAAGCGATTGATCTCTGTTGTTGCGTTTTATTCTTCCAAGCTTCATACTGGCCAAACTTATTTCTAGGCCTTAACTTTTTTCTTTGCACCCAGCCTAAAATCTCTTTAAATAGAACGCCACCTTGACTTCTTGAGCTTGGCTTTCTTCCTTTATCAATTGCCTCACCGTAATCTAAGTAATCAAACTTAAGCATGAAGGAGTTAAGATATACTGCAAGATCATAGTCAATTGACTTAAGAAGCTTACCGGTATCATATCCTCTTTTACCATTAAGCAAATTTGCACCAGCTCGTTGAATTGTTTTTTGACCAAACTTTCTTAAAGCTCTCTTTATGTGCTCACCTTCTAAACCCTCCATTATATTGTCCTAATTATAGGTGAATCACAAGCAGACAAGTGCCCTTGTGCAGTTATTGTAAATGTAGCTTTCCAACCTGCCAATAAGTTTTCAAAGCGATCTGTAAAAGGCTCACATGATATATTGTCCGGCAAACCAAACTGTCGGTTGTTTAACGCTGAAAGTTCAAAGTACTTACCGTTTCTAAATTCCCTTAAAACATCGGCCAGGATCAGAAAAGTTTCATTCATTACTGTATCTTGATCAGAGTCATCAATATTTACAAGATCCATAACTAAAAGATCAAAAGTAAAAGAAAACGAAGTTTTGTTTATTGCAGCTGAAGTTTCAATTAAATGTGCTTTTGTAAATACGTTTACATTTTCAAGATCTGCTTCAAATATATCACCATTAGAAAATGTCTTAATCATAGCATGATCTTCACAAATCTTTCTAAAAGTATCAACAACATCTATGTAACTGTTCATTTCTTATTGTTTAGTTTTTCTTTATCCTTAATATAACTCATAAAAGTAAGCGTTTTGTTAATGCTATATTCTGTTACTATATCAATCTTTGTAACATCTTCCTTGCATAGCATCATAATAACAGAGTACCACCCCCATTTCGCACCAAATTGAGCTCCTTTTCGATCTGATTGTCCTCCTTTAAAGATTGAAGCATACTTGTCAAGTAGCTGCTTCCTAAATTGTAAAAAAAAACCACACAACTTTGAGCTACTGCACCTGGCATTTTATTCTTGAAGAGCTCAGCTCGTTCATTTATTTCACCGTCATACTCCAGGATCTTATACTTACCTTCCACTTCTTTTGTTATCTCTCTGTAAAGCACTGCCATAACTAAGTGAAGATTCTCGTCAAGATCCTTGCAATATGTATCAATATCCATAAACTCACCGGTTGATATATTGTTAAGATCTGGATTGAATCCGTAAGTCTTGCCTTGTATGCTCACCTTTTTAATTAGCTTAGTCTGAGTATTAGTCATTGCACAAAGCTTCTTATACATCACTAAAAGATCAGCTACTTTAATCTGGTCTATATTGCTGTCATTGACATTTTCAACAAGCAGTTTAATGATAAGTTTAGCCTTATCTACTTGCTCAAGCTCTAGCTTGTCAATTCTGTTAAGCTCCATCATTTGACCTAACGTGATCTCATTAAGATCTTGTGGTATTATAACCTTCATACTATTAAATAGATTTTAGTTGATATTGTATAAATATACAAAAAAAGCCCTTCCGGTGAAGAGCTCTTTGTGATCTTGTGAAGCCTAAGCTCCTTTATTTACTAAGCTTACAAATTTAAGTGCGTCTGTTTTTCTTGTAAATTCTACTGATGATTGCCAAACTTTGTTCGGATCACCTCCGAAGAGCTTAATCTCAAAATCATTTTCTAGCTTCATGTAGCTGAAGTCTATAATCCAAGATCCGAAGTATTTAGTCTCTGGCATTATAGCGTTGTGCACATTTCTTACCGTATGTCTTGGTAAGTATTTTTCTTTGTTTTCTTGTGATAAGTAAGTCATAATTTCTAGTTGTTTTGATTTCTGAGACAAATGTAAGGTTATGTTTTTATATGACCCTAACTTTTATGAAATTATTTTTCATTTTATTTTAATTTTTTTGCAGCCCATTTTTTAGCCATCTTCAAAGTTCCGTAATCTTTTGAATCTAGCACTTGTTGCTCTCCTTTATAAATTTGAATGTAGAGAGCTCTGAATATTGGTGCGTCATATCCGGTGTCAGATAGTATTTTAACAATTTTAGTTCCGGTTGATGAATGAAGTAGTGTCATAATTTTTTAGTTTTTAGTTCCGATTAGTCTTGTCTTTAAGAATCTTCTAGTATAAGTATTGCCTCTCTCGCTAACTTCTGTGATCCAGATGCTTTTAGCTGTTTCTTTTTCAATTGCAATAACTTCTGATGTAGCTCCAAAGTTCCAAAGTAAAGTAGTTCCGATCTTGATTTCTCCAGCTGGTGTTGCGTTTACTCTTCCGATTGATTGTAGTTGAATTGAATTTTTCATTGTTGTTTTTTTTAGTTGTTTTGATTTCTGAGACAAACATATACATTATATTTTAAATACAAGGTATGTTTCTGAAATTATTTTTCATTTTATTTTATTGCATACTTACCAATGTTTGGTCTGGCCTTTGACATCATCACAGCATACCGGACAGCATCAATTGCGTGATTATTGCTGTCTATTGGCTTGTTAATAAGATAACCGTTTTTGTCTTCCTGCCATTTATAAGAATTAAGCTCACTTATAAGATTCTTACTTTTGCTTGTAACTTTTATATTGTATCTTTTCATTAGATCGATACCGATATTAATACTGTCCTTACCCTTTGAAGCTGGTTTGATATTAAAGCCTAGTCTGTAAATTTCTTCGATTGACTTAGGCTCAGCAGAATCTCCAAAAATAACTCTTCGTCTATCAATTCCGAAATTGTGTAAAGTGCCAGCAATGTCTTGGTTAGTGAGACCTCGTTCATAGATTAGTTCGTTTAAAATTAGTGCACCTTCCTGCTCATAAACTTCTATAATTGCAGTAGGATCATTTGTAAAGCCAAAATCTAAACCAATAGCTAGTTCTTTAGCCTCTGCCGGAACTGTGCCTATTATTTCAACTTTGTTGAATATTATTGATTTACTAAAGCCACGCTCACCTAAACCGTAGATCTTCCAGTATTCGTCATCTGTATATTTGAGTCTCTCAATCTCTTTTACAAGCTCGCTAGTTAAGAAGGGATTGTCTAAGTAAGTGGATTTAATAAGCGTTGCGTCATCTCTGCTTAAGACTTTGTCATAGATCCAGTGGTGAGTCTCTGAAGGATTGAAGTCAATATATACTTTCTCTTCTGTTCTTATTATCAGCTGAAAAAAATCTTCCCACGACAACTCGTTAGCTTCATTGCAAAACAAATAATGTCTTTTAGTTCCTCTTTTCTTTTGTGGCTGATCTAAAGAGATAAACTCAAAAGTATTACCATTAAGCAAATAAGTGTGATCTGATTTATTGTGATTAGATTCATTGTAGAGATCCAAGTTGTTCAAGATCTCAAAAAAATCTCTCATAACTGAAAGCTTTAAACTTGGTAGTGATTTCCGGACAATACTATATCTTTTGCCGGAGATCTCCAGAGCTTTAACAATTAAAAGTTGACACAAGGAATATGTCTTACCAGATCTTGTTCCACCTTGATTAACAACAATCTTTGTGCTGGCACTGTAATTCCTTTCGAATACGTTACTCGTTTTTATCTTTAGGCTTGACAATCTCTATTTCTATTTTATTAATCTTGCCTTCTCCACTTGTTATATCTAACTG